CCGCATAGACGGCGCCGAGATCCGCGTCGAAATTGGCGGCGTTGACAGCGGTATAGGCATAGGGAGATGAGGTCGCGACAGCGCCGGCCTCGTTATAGGCCCAGAGCTTTTGCCCTGTAGTCAGAGACTGGCCAAAAAAACAGGAATTGTAGAGCGGACCGTCGATATTGGCGAATTTCGCCTTGCCGGTGATCTTGCCTTCGCCACGGGCGAAGGCGATCGGGAACTGATACTGGCCGAATAACTGTTTCGACGAAAAACTGAAATCGAGCGACACGTCCTGCAAGGCGCCGAACTGCACGGGCGTCGCATTGGCGCTCGACGGCGTGGCGATGAGAACGCCTGAACCAAAGGCGACGGAAGTTGTGTTCGACATGGATCAAGGCTCCTGGAAACGGCGAGGCTCCTTCGGGAGCCGCACGTGTGGTTGAAAATTTTTTGAACTCAAGGCGCGAGGATCTTGATGGGCACCAAAGCGAGGCCCTGGCCGTCGAGGTCGCCTGGGTCTTTCACGATCCGCCCCTCGATGCGGCAATGCCCAACCAGTCCGCCGAGTGTCTGGCGCATGTCGAATGGGCCGGGCGCGAGGCAAGCGGCGATCGCGTCCAGAGCGATGTCGAGATCCCGCGCGGGGACTCCGTCCGGGTCTTTGCCTGCGGCGATATAGACGAAGAGATCGACATTGAGCGTCGTCTTTCCGGGCAGGGTTTCCGAGCTGTAGGCGACCGTCTCCGCATGTTCTGTGACGAACAGCGCGGGCTGGTCGGCGCCGGCGACGTCACTCCACAGCCTCAGTCGGCGCGAGAGCAGCGCCCAGCTGTCAAAACCGTTGATCGGCCGGGAGAATTGCGCATTGGCAAGCAGCGCGCAAAGCGCCTCCATGATAACTTCCCGGGAGTTCATGATGAGGTTTTCTCCAAGTTCCCGCAGGTGTCGAATACGACGCCGGCAAGCCCCTGCGCGATCTCGTCGCACTGGTTTTCCAATGCGGCTCGCAGATAGGAACGTTCCGGAATCTGCGAGCCCGGATGCTCGATTTTTCGCGCAAAGACCTGCTTGCCCTTCATGACGAAGACGAGCGCCTTCGTCTTGTCGGGCAGGATTTCATGCGCCGCGGTCTTGCCGCCATATTCCTGTATGGCGGCGTAGGGAATGTCGCCGTCTGAAAGGACTTGCGCGCCGATCTGACTGTCCTGTTCGGTCGCCTGCAATGCAATCGAGTCGCGCAGGGCGCCGCTACGGGCGTTCAGAACGCCGCCGCTGAGATTGACGCCGACGACCTGGCCAAAGAGATCTTGCGCCAGGACGTCGACTTTCTCCTTCAGAGCTGCGCGCAGCTGATCGGGCATCGCGCCGAACCGCTCGCTGAGTTCGGCCTGCCCTTCGAGCGACAATGTCAGCATGGTTCAGTTCGCGATCACGCGCGCGAAGCCGCGCAAGGCCATGGCGACGTAATCGGGCATGGCGCTGATGCGGAAGGCGGTCGTTTCCTGACCACCAAGGCTTTTGGAGGTCATCGCGATCCTTTCCCGATAGCGGTAACGGTCGGCCGCCCATTCCACCGCGCAATTGGCCAGGTCCTGAGGCACGTAGCCATAACTCAGCGCCAGGTTTGCGCCGGCGTCCTGGACCGAGAAAAAATAGCCGCCAAGCCCGTCGAGCGCATATTGTCCCTGCACTGGGTTGGCAGGGACCAGGGTCAGCGCGGCGCCGTTGGCATAGGCCACGCCGCAGTCGCAGGCATAGGCGCCGAAGAGCTGCGCGGCGACGACGCTATTGGCCGCCGTCAAAGGAGCCACGCAGGCCTCATCGACGATCTGGTAGCCGGCGCGGTAGCCGATGCTGACATTTTGCCATCCACGCAGAAAATTTCCGTGGCGCAGCATAAGCATCTGCATGGCGCCGGGCGGCTCGTCGTCGCCTGCTTCCAGCAGCCAGCCCGCGGAAAGCTCCGAAGCGGCCTGCGGGATCGAACGCCCATCGATCGAAACCGAAGTGACCCCGACCACGGGCCAGTGACGCAACTGGATCTTGTCGCGGCCGTTGCCGTCGAACACGTCCGTCACATTGCGCGGCCAGATGAAAGGCCGGTTGAGAAAAGTGCAGATCGCGCGGCTGATTTGACTGATCAGGCTTGCAAGGAGCAGATCGTCGGCGCTCGACTGGACGCCGAGGTGCGCCTTGAGCTGCGCGAGGGAGATGAGATCGCCCTGCGCCATGATCAGTTCGCCTTTCCACGGGCGCGACCAGGACGTGGCCGAACCTCATTGCGACTTGCCGATGCTGTCTGCTCGGAGTCGGCGCACGCGACGCAACCATGCGCGGCCAATTCGTCCGCCAGGACTTCGGGAGCGTTGAAGACGCCATTCTCGTCCGGCGCGATTTCCGCGTCCGCGCAAAACAGCGCCGTTACGCCCGAGGGGGCTTGATATTTCATGTGACTATCCCGTTCCTGGAAATGGCGTCCATCATGCGCCGCACCGACGAACCGGGGCGGCGCTCTTCGCAATCAGCGATCAGCCATTGCCGATATTGGTGATGACCGACATGCTCGGCGGGAAATAATGCTGCAGCACTTCGTCGGCATAGACGCCATATTCATAGCGGCGGGCGCGCAGCGGCCATTCGATCTGATAATAATCCTGGCGCGTCCTGACCTGGATCACGTTGCCGACATTGGCGAGCGGATAGGGCAGCTTGCGCGTCAGGAAAAGCATCGTGCCGGCCGGCATATTGGGATGCACCTTGATATCCAGCGAATTGGCGCCGGCCAGCGAATATTTGTTCTTGTAGGTGGTGACCATCACGCCTCCGCCGATCGCATCCTGCTTGGCGTCGAAGATGAAACGCTGCGCGGCGTTGGCCCCCCCGGCGAGGATCTTTTTCGAGATGTTGCCGGCCTCCTGGGACGACACCCAGATTTCGTCCGGCGACAGGCGGTAATTGTCCCAATTGGACTTGAGGATCGCCTCGATCTCGACGACGCCGCCGGCCCCGTCGGCGGTCAGAGGCGTACCGGTCCCGGCGGGGCCGGTCGGCTGTACCGTGATATTGGCGCCTGAGGCGGGCTGGAACGCCTGCGTCAGCAGGCCATCGAACACCAGGGCGTTGGACGACCAGTCGGCGCCGGGTAGCGACGCAGCGGTCTGCGTTCCCGCAGCCGCCGCGGTGATGACCAGGCTGTTGATCGTGGTGATCGCGCCGAGGACTTCCGACCCGGCGGCGCCCCAGAACCAGGCATAGCCAAAGGCGCCGCGGGTGACGGAGACGGAGGCGCTGACGCTGCCATTCGCCGTGACAGTCACGGTGGCGTTGGCGGATTTCTGCGCCGCGCCGCCGCCGAACGTATCGGCGGAGGAGTCTGCGTTAGCGCGGGTGATCGAAGCCTGGACGCCGGAAACGACAGACGCGTTAATAAGGCCGTCAAGCGTCAGGGCGACGACGATCACCGACAGGCTTCCAGCGCCCAGGGTTCCGCCGCCAGCCGAGGCTGCGAGCGTCGGCGTATTGGTGACGCCGAGGCCGAGTGAGGTGTTGCCGCCGAGGATCAGCGCCTCTTCGCCGAGCATCAGCGATTCCAGTCCGGTCTGCGCGGCGAGCGCGCGGATGTCGTCGAAATTCTGCCCGGCGTATTGCGCCTCGAAATCGACGCTGGTCTCGATGCCGATGCCCTTGTAGGTCGCGATATAATTCGCGGTGGTCATGGCGGCGACGCCGCCGCGATTGCCGCCGGAAACGCCGACCCGAAGACCCGAGGAATTGATTGCGGTAATGGCGCGCCAGGCCGCCTGGACGCCGCCCGCGCCGGAGACGCGCGGGATTGAATTGCGCAGGGGCGTCAGCACGGGATAGAGCAGCTTGGCGCCGCTCTCGAGGTCGTAGTAGGTGAGACCCGAGGTCGCCGACGCGCTCTGCGGAAAGGTTGATTTTTCCAGGCTGGCGAAACGCGGATCGAACAAGGGCGCGGTCTGCGCCTTGCGGATCGCCTGAGTCAGTTCCAGCGCGGTCTGTTGTGCGGTCATGGACATGCTTTCTCTGTTGGGAGTTTTGCGCAATACGTTTTCAAGCGAAATGGAAGCCCGTTCGCGCGAAGAAAACGCGGCCTCGGAATGCGTTCGATTCAGCCGAAGCGTTTCGGCTGCGACTGCGAGGCCTTGATCAGCGCCAGCGACGCCTTTTCCGGCGACAGTCGCGCCAACTCAGCGGCGAGATCGTCGAGGCTGGCGTCAGCGGATTTCGACACCGGCGCGAACCCCGGCATTAACGGCGGCGGCGCGGGCGTTTGCTCCAGCGCGCTCACGCGTTCGGCGAGTTCAGCCAGGCGCGGCGCCAGCTCGGCGGCCATTTTCCGGGCCGCCTCGCCTTCAACGGCAAGCTTTTCCAGCCGCGCTTCGAGCGACCCGGATTTCTGCGCGAGCCTTGGCTGCAAGGCTGCGACACACTGGCTTTTCAGCCGCGCCAGCAGGGCCGACAGGCCATCGGTATGGATGGGATCGGCGTTGATATCCTGTTCGACCGCGGCGAAGAAATCGGCGATCGTTTCGGCTGCGGCGCCATCGCTGTCGATATTGCCGACCAGCCAATTGCGCATCGCCACGCCGACGCCGCCGGCGACAACTGGCGAGGCGCTTTGCGCATCAACCGCCTTCTCCACAAAGCCGCGTTTCTGGCTAGCGCCGTCGGC